TAAAGAAAAACTTATGTTGGGTAGACCAATGGCGAAAAGAAAAAGATCGGAACATTATGTAAATAATAAAGAGTTCCTTGCTGCTCTGATTGATTATAGACAAGAGATTGAGATTGCTAGATTAAAAGATTTACAAAAACCACGTATCCCCAGATACATTGGAGAGTGCTTCCTTAAGATTGCTACTCATCTCTCATACAAACCAAACTTCGTGAACTACATGTTCAAAGAGGATATGATTAGTGATGGTATTGAAAACTGTGTACAATACATCTATAATTTTGATCCAGAAAAATCTAGAAATCCATTTGCTTATTTTACTCAGATCATTAACTATGCTTTCCTGAGACGCATCCAAAAGGAAAAGAAGCAGATGGAGATCAAAGCAAAAATTATTGAGAAGAGTGGATATGAGGTTGTGTTCTCTGAAGACGGGAACGTTGATGGATACACCTCTTCCGAGTATAATTCTATCAAAGATAGTATCTCCTCTAAACTGCGGAACTAATGCGGATAGCAATTTTGACTGATACTCACTGGGGGGCAAGACGTGGGTCTAAACTCTTCCAGGAGTATTTTGAACAATTTTATACTAATATATTCTTCCCTTATCTGGAAGAGAATGGCATTACTACTATCATTCATATGGGTGATGCTTTTGATAGTCGAAAGTCTATTGACTACCAGAGTCTTGAGTGGACTAAGAGAGTTGTACTGGATCCTATGTCTAAGTACGAAGTTCACTTGGTGACTGGTAATCACGACGTTTACTATAAAAATACTAATGATGTAAACTCTCCAGACTTGTTGCTTATTGGATATCCAAACATCAAAACCTATACAAAAGCAACTGAGATCAACATTGCTGGTAGAGATATCTTCCTAGTTCCCTGGATCAATCAAGAGAACTTTGATTATACTACTAAGCAAATTAAAAAAACTAATGCTCAGATTGCTATGGGTCACTTGGAACTCCAAGGATTCGCAGTCAATCGTCAGGTTGTTATGGAGCACGGGTTAGACCGTAAAATCTTTAACAAGTTTGATAAGGTATTCTCTGGTCACTATCATCACCGGTCTAACGATGGTAAGGTCTTTTATCTTGGCAATACCTACGAGTTGTATTGGAATGATATCAATGATCCAAGAGGGTTCATCATCTTTGATACTGATACGATGGAGCACGAACCTGTAGACAATCCATATAGAATGTTTTACAACATTTACTATGAGGATGATGACTATCAGATGTTTGATGCGACTCCATACAATAACAAAATTGTTAAAGTTATTGTACGCAAACGTAGTGACAACAAGAAGTATGAGAGATTTATTGATAAACTTTATGCCTCTGGTATTGCAGACCTCAAGATTGTAGAGAATCAACTCTTCAACGGGTGGTACGATAAGGAAGAGTTTAATGCGATGGAGTCAGAGGACACTCTGTCAATCCTAAATCGATATGTGCAAGAGTCTGAAGGAGACCTAGACAAATCTAGAATTCAGAGTATAATAACAGATATATATCAAGAAGCTTGTGAAATGATCTAGTATGTATATACTTACACACGAAGGAGAAGAAGAGTCTGGCGCGTTCTCCGTGGCAAATGATATTGGAGATAAAGTTCTTTATATCTTTGAAGAGGAAGATGACGCTGAAAGATATGCTATGCAACTCACTGCTGAAGGATATCCCGAGATGTGTGTGATGGATGTAGATGCTGAAGTTATAATTCACGTATGTGAATTAAATGAGCACGAGTATACCATTATTACTCCCGATGATATTGTGGTTCCACCAAAATTAGAATTGTATGATCAACTTTGAGAACATAAAATGGCGTAACTTTTTATCAACTGGCAATCAGTTTACGCAAATTGACTTTACGGATTCTTCCACAACTCTAATCGTAGGTTCCAACGGAGCAGGTAAGAGTACCTTATTGGATGCCCTTACTTTTTCTTTGTTTAGTAAACCATATCGAAAGGTTAATAAACCACAACTTGTTAACAGTACAAATGAGAAGGACTGTTTGGTTGAAGTAAACTTTACTATTGGTAAAGTTCAATACAAGATTGTACGTGGCATCAAACCAAATATATTTGAGATTCATAAAAACGGGAGGGTGCTTGACCAACACGCATCTGCTGTTGACCAGCAGAAATGGTTTGAGCAAACTGTTCTCAAGATGAACTTTAAATCATTTACTCAAATTGTCATCCTGGGTAGTGCATCGTTTATTCCTTTTATGCAACTTACAAGCGCAAGTCGTAGAGAGGTTGTAGAGGATTTGTTGGACATCAAAATCTTCTCATCGATGAATAGTCTTATCAAAGACAAACTTAAGATGGTAAAGGATGAGGTAAAAACTCTTGAGTTGAAGAAAGAATCTGTTAAGGATAAAGTTGATATGCAAACCAACTTTATCGATGAGATTGAGAATGAAGCAGCAAAGTCTATTAAGAATAAGAATCGTAATATTGTTACACTTGAGATTGACATTGAAAAGATTTTTGCATCTAATGAAACTCTACAGGAGGAGTTTAATACTCAAGAGATTGAGTTGGATAAGCACAAAGGTGCATCAAAAAAACTTAAAGACCTCAGTGGTATTAAGGGAAAACTTTCTCAAAAAATTACAACTCTTGTAAAGGAGCATAAGTTTTTCTCAGAGAATATGGTTTGCCCTACCTGTAGTCAGGATATCAAAGATGAGTTTAGGTTAAATAGAATTGGCGACTCCCAAAATAAAGCAGAAGAGCTCCAGCAGGGGTTTAAACAACTCCAGCAGGCAATTAAAGAGGAAGAGATGAGGGAGTCCTCATTCAAACGTACTTCAGAGGTAATCAGTAAGTTACTTAATGACATTAACTCGAATAATACTCAGGTATCTGGGTTTCGTAGACAAATCAAGTCTCTTGAATCTGAAATTAAAACAATTGCCGATAGACTTGAAAACCGAAATTCTGAGCATGAGAAGTTAGAACAGTTCAAGAAGAGTCTTCAAAGCACTTACGATCTACTTGCTGATAAGAATGAAAGTATTTCATATTACGACTTCACTTACGGTCTACTAAAAGACGGTGGAGTAAAAGCACAAATCATTAAGAAGTATCTACCTCTTATTAATCAGTCGGTTAATAAGTATCTACAAATGATGGATTTCTATATTAACCTCCAACTCGATGAGGAGTTTAATGAGTGTGTCCAATCACCGATTCACGAAGACTTTTCTTACTCATCATTCTCTGAAGGTGAGAAGCAACGTATTGACCTAGCACTCTTGTTTACTTGGAGAGAGATTGCTAAGGTAAAGAATTCTGTAAACACAAACATCATGATCTTTGATGAGGTATTTGACTCATCGCTGGATGGTGTTGGAACGGAGGAGTTTCTAAAGATTATCCGATACGTTATTCAAGATGCAAATATCTTTGTCATCTCCCACAAGAGTGAGATTGGTGAGAGGTTTGAGAGTGTAATTAAATTTGAAAAGTTAAAAGGATTTAGTAGCATATCATGAGAGTATTAGTTACTGGGCACCGTGGGTTTATTGGTAAGTGTGTTTACAATGAACTCAAACGCATTGGTCACGATGTTGATGGACTTGATAGACCAGATGATATTGGAGATTTTACTCCATATAAAATCTATGGATACTATGATTGTATAATTCACCTTGCTGCTTATGCTGCTATTAGAGATAGTATTGAAAACCCAGATAAATTTTGGGAGAACAACGTAGTAAAATCTAAACCAATCTTTGATTACTGTAGGGATTTTGATGTCAGATGTTTATATGCAAGTTCAAGTGCGGTAAAGAAGTGGTGGGAAAATCCATATGCAATCACTAAATATGTAAATGAAGTCCAAGCACCACCAAATAGTGTTGGAATGAGATTCTATACGGTCTATGCCGATCAGGATAGTCGTTCAGATATGATGTATAGAATGCTCCAAGAGGGTAGAGCAACCTATGTGACAAACCACTTTAGAGATTGGATTCACGTCAATGATGTTTGCAATGCAATTAAAACTTTGATGGAATCTGAGTATTGTGGTGTAGTGGATGTTGGCACTGGCATCCCCTATCCAGTAAAAGAACTGGCACGGGTGATGGGTCAAGGAGACCTCCCAGTCAAGGAGAACACGCCAGGAGAGGCGGATGTGACTAGGGCAGACATATCGGTCCTCCAGTCCCTTGGATGGACCCCTAAGCACGATGTGTTTGACAGTGCCCGTAGATTTGCTATGATTAATGAGTAACCAAGGAAGACTATGAATCTCGTAAAAGAAGCACTTGCAAACCGTGAAGAAATCCGCTTAAACTATCTGGTGCTGCGCGATCTTGCATTTACTGATTGTGATCACCTGAAAGAGAAGCAACAACAACTCTATATGAAAGAGTTAGAACTCCTCTCTCAGAACACCATTACTGGTCACCAAGCACTGGTTCGTATGATTGAAATGAAGAAGAATGCAGTCACCGAACCAATGGACGTAGAACGTCTAGAGCATTATCGATTCTTCCAACTGCTCCGCCAACTGCGCGTTAAATACTTCTATGATAATGATCTGGTTGCTTGAACCAGTTGAATAACTGTCCACTGCCCTCTACTCCGGCAGGGGTTTTGCTGTATGATATACACATCAAGACAAGACACCAATGCCAATCAACGCTGAGATCAAAGGACAACTTGCCAAACTGCTCGCCACCGAAGACCTGATTGTAGAGAACCGTAGGGTCCAGACGGCACAGTTCAATGTTGACACTCGCGTCCTGACCCTGCCTATGTGGGAGAGGGCAAGCAACGTCGTCTATGACCTGCTGGTTGGTCACGAGGTCGGACACGCTCTCTTTACTCCAAATGTAGATCCCCCTGAAGATATCCCTCACCAGTTCCTCAACGTTGCTGAAGATGCTCGTATTGAGAAACTGATGAAGCGTAAGTATCCTGGTCTTGCTAAAACATTTTTTGAAGGATATCGTCAACTCAATGAGGATGACTTCTTTGGTATTGGTGAGGAAGATCTGAGCAAACTGAATATCGCAGACCGAGTTAATCTATACTTCAAGGTTGGCAACTTTGTTGATATCCCCTTCAGTGGTGCTGAGGAAGGAATCATTCTTGAGATGTTGACTAATGCTGAGACTTTTGCTGATGTAATCCTTGCTGCTGAGCGTATGTATCAGTATGCCAAGTCTCAACAGGATGATGAGCAAGAGACACAACAGGTTGATATTCTTAAGGGTAACACCAGTGGTGATGGAGATACACAAAGTGATATTCAATCAGAGTTTCCTCAGCAAGAACAAACTGACGAGGGCGAACAATCTGAGTCTGATGACACTAGTGGTGAGCAAAATACAGAGTCTGAGATGGAGGAACCGGGTGAGCAATCATCACCTGCTGAGCAAAGTGCCCCCCTTGATGTTAAGACAGCACAAAACTTTGATGACGCAACAGAAGATCTGAGTCATCCTAAAACATCATATGGAGAAGATCCAAAGTATCTTGAGATTCCTGATGTAAATCTAGATACTGTCATTGCAAAAAACTCTGAGATCTATGAGTATGCTGATGATTTTTATGCACAGTTTGCCGAGAGACTTAAGGGTGAGGGACTGAGTTTTGATCCATTTGAACGTGCTGACAATGAGTATGTAAAATTTAAGAAGAACGCTCAGAAAGAAGTCAGTTACCTTGTAAAAGAGTTTGAGTGTAAGAAGTCAGCAGACTCTTATGCCCGTGCTACAACAGCAAGGACTGGTGTTCTTGATTGTACTAAACTCCATACCTACAAGTACAATGAGGATCTCTTTAAGAAGGTCGGCATCATTCCTGATGGTAAGAATCACGGTCTGGTCTTTATTCTTGACTGGTCTGGATCAATGGCAGATACGCTTGTAGATACAATCAAGCAACTCTATAATCTGATCTGGTTCTGTAAGAAAGTAAACGTACCATTTGACGTTTATGCATTTACTAATGAGTGGTTCCGTTACTCAGATTATGGTGAGGATGTTCCACAAGTTGTTAATCAGAAAGAGAATGCGTTGTATATTGACAATCAGTTCCGTTTGATGAATCTCTTTACCAGTAAGGCAAAGGCAAAGGATCTTGAACATCAACTACACACTATCTGGCGTATTGCTTATGCCGTCCAAAATCGTTATGGTGTTACGTATGATATTCCTCATCAAATGAGTCTCTCTGGGACACCTTTGAATGAGACTGTCATCTGCCTACACAAGATCCTGCCTCAGTTTAAAGCACAAAACAAAGTACAGAAAGTACAATGTGTTATCCTTACTGATGGTGAGTCTGGTTGGTTGAAGTACAGTAAGAAGATTGTCAATCATAAGGGTATTGAAAGATTCTCTACTGGATCAATCCGATTTGACTATGCTTATCTGCGTGACCGTAAACTTGGAACCACCTATCATATGGAATCAAGAGGGTGGGGAGACCTTACAGAGGTGCTGCTACGCAACTTGACTGACCGATTCCCTGAGATGAACTTTGTTGGTATCCGTCTCCTTGGATCACGTGATATCAACAACTTTATCAACCGATATACTGATGACTTTACAACATCATCTCAGTTGAGAATGTCCTGGAAGAAAGATCGAAGT